AAAGAATATAAATATATCTATTTACCTAATGGCAATTTTATTCAAATAAAATTTGAGGAATGGGGAATAGTATATGATAGCTTTAATAAGCATAATGAACATATCAAAAGTTGTGGATATGATTTATACGAAGAACTTAATTTAACTAAAACTAAATAACTATGGAAACAACAATAGAAGTGTCCTGGAAAGAAACTAAAGATAAAATAATAAAACACGTCCAGGAGGTATTACAACAAGATTTAGGTTTAGTAATACGAGATAATGTAAAATTATGGGTAAGAGAGTGCCTTTATGATTTAGAAGAAGAAGAAATTATTGCGCATATTGATAGTATTATGGACATTAAAGAAGATTTGATTAACGAATGTACAGATGATATTGTATGGCAATTAGAAAAAGATACGATAACGTGCCCAAAAAGATACGATACCGTACCCAAAAATATTAATGAGATAAAAGAATATAAACAAATAAGAGAAGAATTATGAAAACAAAACACTTAACATTTGATTGGGAGATTTCTCCTAATAATATCGTAGAGGTACAATATACATACACGCAAGAGAATGGCGATAGAGTACAACCACCTTATGAGGAAATTTGCATTGATAAAATGTCAATGAATGGAGATGATGTAACTGATGTCTTTGACAACTATATTGAAGAAATTACAGATGCAATTATTAATGACGGAGAATATAATATTGATTCTTCTTTAAATTATTAAACTATGAAAGATATGAAAAAGACAAACTATTATTGTGAAAATTGTGGAGATGATGATTTAGACAACCCTATTGATGATGGTACAGGGAGTATTTTTTGTAGCGAGTATTGTATAGAAAAGAGTTTAGAATGGAGAGGCGAGGATATAAAAAAATACATAAACCCTTTAACAAAAAAAGAGAAAAAAGAAGTAACAATGCGAGAAAAAAAGAGATATGAAAACAAAATAAAGAGTGTTTTTATATCTGTAATTGGCTTAATTTTATGCCTTATTTGGATATTTGTATCAAAATGGCTTGAATATTAACGAAATATAATTATCTTTGCATAAAAAATAAACATTTAATAATATAAATTTAAACAATGGGAACAAGAAGTTTAACACACATAATCGAAGACAAAGAAACACTAACAACAATGTACCGACAATATGATGGATATTTGTCAGGACACGGACAAGACCTTGCAGAATTTCTAAAAGAAATGCAAATAACAAACGGATATTCTGGAGATACTACAAACCTGGCTAATGGAATGGGTTGTTTAACTGCTCAGCTAATAGCCCACTTTAAAAAAGAGTGTGGAAATATTTATATCTATCCCCCAAACACCAAAGATTGTTGGGAGGAATACACATACTTTGTGTATTTAAAAGAAAACCAATTACAGATTAAAGTAAAAGATACCTACTTAAAGAAGGTTATTTTTGATGGATCGCCAACTGAATTATTAACTAAAATTGAAAAAGATGCCTAATCATTGCTATTGTGCAATAAATGTACACAACGATAAAGATCGTAAATTATTAGAAAAAATTGCAGAAAAAGACGGAGGTTTAGCCGAGTATCTTTTGCCTATGCCTCAAGCCCTCCACTTAACAACCTCTCCTACACGGATTTGTTCGCCTCAAGCGTATAAAGAAAATGAAAAAAATAAAGATGTAGAGAAGTATTGGAGCAGAATAATAACCAAAGAAATGCAAGAAGAATTTATAGATAAGTATAGATTTGATAATTGGTACGATTGGAGTTTACACAACTGGGGTACTAAATGGGGGTGCTATGATAATAATTTAGAAGAAAATACCTATAGTTTTACAACAGCGTGGAGTCCTCTTTGTTCAGACCTAATAAAAGAATTTTCTAAATTAGTATCAGGATTTACATATAGCTATGAAGAAGAACAAGGATGGGGAGGGTGGATGTATTTTAAAGATGGCGTGTGTTATGATTGGGGGCAATATGATGTTCCTCATTGGACTCTCTATAAATCTTTTGTTATAAATGAAAAGGGGGTTATTAAAGAAATTCCCGAAGATCATTCTTTTCAAGATGAAATATATGAAAAGTGGGACTATTTATGTGATGTGGTCTATCTGGATGAAGATGATTATACAAATATGGAGGGAACGCACAAGAGGGGATGGTATGATTCTTATAGTTTGGAAGAGTTTGTGGGAGAAACAGAAAAAGAAGTATTAGAGTTTTATACTCATCAAGATAGAAAAAACAATGTTAAAATGCTTGAATATAATTCAAAATCCACTACTTAAAATAAAAATCTTATGAGCAAAAAATATTATGAAATAGAAATGGTAACTAACGATACTATATCAGCATCATCAAAAGAGGAGGCTATTGAAAAGTGGGAAAGCGAACACCATCCAGATAATGACATTCGCTATGATTTTAGAAGAACAGGGAAAGTCTGGGAAGTTCCATTTGAAGATAGGGGTAGATGGGTAGAATTAATAACTGCTAAACGAAAAGAAGTATAACAAAATTGCGAGATAGAGCAGATAGGTCAGCTCGTTAGGCTCATAACCTAAAGGTCGGAGGTTCGAATCCTCCTCTCGCATCTAACTTTAAAACAAAGGTGTATGAAAAGCAAAAAACTCTATAAATTGAAAAAATTAAGATTTCTGGACTGGATGTTTAGTGATGCTGATGACATTCAGTATTGGGGAGGCTATCTGCTTAATGAGTTTAAAAAAAAAGGCAGAATAGATTATACTATTGAAGAGATGTTAGCCGAGAGAGATGAACTGCCTCTGTGGATAATGGAGAACAACTATCTTGACTACATGGATGAGGAGTTTATCAGCGATATGGATGCAATAGAATTAATAGATTAGATATGAAAGCACAGGTTAAAAATTTAAGAATGCAAGTAGAGTGGTGGAATGATTATGGCAACTATGTACATAAAAAAAGCTATATTGTAGATCAACAAGCCATAGAGTATGCCGATACTTTAGAAAAAGATAGATGTGCTTAAACTATATATCATTTTGCTTGGTTATGAACAAGTAATTTATTATTTTTACCAAAGTTATTCATACTATTTGTTTTTGTTCAGAGTGGGGGAGAAAGTTTAAGATCGCACTTCCATCTCCCTCCCTTTTTTTACTTAACACTTTAACTTTATAAAAAAACTATGAATATAGAAGTAACAATACAAAGAGTAGCTAATACTAAAAATAATAGATACGACCTCACCCTAAAAACATATAAAGAAACTATCTCTGGTATTTTTGAGAAAGAAGATTTACGATATCTTATTCAACAAATAGATAACGAAATAAAGTAAACCTGAAATGACAGCAACTGATAAGAGAGTTCCCCCCTATTATGTCGGCACAAACGCAAAAAGAAATTATCAGGCTCGTTATGTAGTTAGCGACTTTGATTGTACCTATAACATAGGCACGGCAGTAACCTACTGCCTCCGAAGTTCTCGCAAACACGAAAAACCTGTCGAGGATCTCCGTAAGGCGATTGCTCATTTAGAATTTGAAATAGAAAGATTAAACGAAAAATTAAACAAATGAAAAAAGAGATATTTGATAAGTATGCACACGCAATAGCAGAGCAATTTCACTTAACATTAGATGAAATGTTTGATAAAAGCAGAAGAAGAGATTTGGTAGATGCCAGGCAACTTCTATTTTATTTATGTTTAGAACGCCCAATAAGAGTATCGTATGTGCAAAAATTTATGGAAGATAACGGCTGTAAGATTGCGCACTCCACCATAATTCATGGCTATAAACAAGCCAAAGCGCTAATAGACGAAGACAAGGATTATTACGATATGATTGAAAAAATACATCAAGAGGTGTAGTGAAATACACCTTAAAAGATATAGAAAATCAGGCAATAAACGACCGCACTGCCATTACATCTGCATTGCCTAAAGGAGTATGCGTGATGGGTAATGGGGTTAAACTGCAATCCTTTTTAAGTAAAATAGAAATACTTAATTGCTCAAAAGGAGGGCATTACTATAAAGAAATAGAGGAAGATGAATATGATTATTTTTTAGAGAATGGATGGAGAAGGGGAAAAATACACATAGCTATTAATAATTGTAAGCACAAGCTGGAATTAATTAAGAGGCGTATGAAAGTGGAAATGAACACCAGAAAAAATGACAAACATATTCAAAATTTAAAAACTCGTAGACAAAATCTGCTAAAAAAATATGCAGATCATAATGTGAAATTAAATCAAATTACTAATTAAATTTATAACAATGGAAAGCAAAAACATTTACAAAGCCCTTGCTGACTTTCAGCAAGAAGTACCAGTTCTATTAAAAGGAACTGATGGTTATGGCTACAAGTATATTAAACTTGAACACATAGTGGCAAAAATAAATCCACTTTTAAAGAAACATAATCTTGGATTTACTCAGTTAGTTGATGGTGAAGGAAATTATCAAGGACTTACGACAATTTTGTTTCACCACCCATCAGGAGAAAATATTGTAGCCTCTTGTACAATACCTGACTGCGATATGAAAGGTATGAATAAGTTTCAATCAGCAGGTGCAGGTATAACATATTTTAGACGATATGCGTTATCCTCTATGTTAGGAATAATTTCTGATGCTGATACTGATGCAAAAGAATACACCTCTGCTCCTTTAAAATCTCCTCAAACCAAAATAGATACTTTAAAAAAAATATTAGATTTAGAGGAGGTTAAGATTACTGATTTAAAAACAGGGAAAACTAAAGTAAAATTAGAATCTAATACAAAAGAGTATGATAATGCTGTCAAACATATAAAGAAAAATCCTGACAAGAGTTTAAGTGTGTTAATGAAGGAAATAGAAAAGCATTATATTGTAGATGCTAAAATGAAAAAAGAACTTTCTAAATATTTGGCATGAAGAATTTAAATCCGACTCAATCCAATCTTGACAAATTAAAAAATGATGAGTTGTATTATGGGGAGTTTGGGCAACAATGGTTATCCAACTCTGATGTATACTCCTTATTAAAAGATCCTAAATCTTTTAGGCAACCAAAAGATCAAACCAAAGCAATGCTGGAGGGGAGGTATTTTCATACAGCTTTGTTAGAACCAAACAAACTATCACAATACAAGGTGGTAGATTTCACAAGCAGAAACACAAAAGGGTATAAAGATTTGTTAGAAAAAGAAGGAAAGATGATGTTACTTCAGAAAGAAAAAGAAAATCTGAATAAGATGATAGAGGTAATTAATAACAATGAAGAGATGAGTACTCAAATAAATAATCTCAGTAATCAATACGAAACTCCTATGATAAAAAATATAATGGGAGTGGGCTGGAAAGGTAAGGCAGATATAGTTTGTGAAGACAAGCTAATTGACATCAAAACATCAAGTTCAATTTCGGATTTTAGATACTCGGCTCGTAAATATAACTACGATAGTCAGGCTTATATTTATCAAGAGTTATTTAATAAACCATTAGAGTTTTTTGTTATAGATAAAAACACATTTCAGTTAGGAGTCTTTGTCCCAGGAGATGAATTTATAATTAGAGGAAAAGAGAAGGTGGAGCAGGCTCTCTTTATGTATAACACTTTTTTCTCTAAAGACTCTCGGGAAGATATTAATCAATTTATACATCATGAAATGCTTTAAAAAACTATTAAAATGGAGACCTAAGAGAGCCAACAAAATTACTATTTTTCAGGTTGAAGTTCCAATGACCTGTAATAGTAGAGAAGATAAGGATGATATCATCATATCTACAATTAATCATTTGGAACAAACAATTAAAATAAATAAAAAATGGAAGAAAAAATTTATGTAGGATCTGGAACATCTAAATTTGATGGAGATCAAGTGGCTTGCAGTTTATGTTTAACCGACTTACCACAAGAACACATGTTCGAGTATAGTGGTAAAAAGTATATTAAGCTGATTGTTCAAAAGAAAAGAGAGGCAGATCAGTTTGGTAAAACTCACTATGTGGCTGTTGATACTTGGAAGCCTGAACCTAAAAAGGAAGAGACAAAAGAAGAGACAAAAGAAGAGACAAAAGAAGAGAAAGACCTTCCTTTTTAAACCTAACAATGTAAATAAAAGGAGGTTAACGCCTCCTTTTTTTATGTTGGAATGTTGATTTAGAGCTTCCTTTTTTACATTTTATAATTATTTACCTCTTATAATATTTTTTTTTATCATTTATATTAACTAATTTTCAACACAAAAGGAAGAATAAATATATAACTAACTAATAATCAAATAGTTAGATAAAATTAAATCAACACAGAATCAACACAGAATCAACACAGATGGAAATAACTATATTTAAAAGCATTAAAAATACGGCTCAACCCTTCTATAGAGAAGTCGAAGTAGTATTAAAAAGAGTAAAAGAAGGTGCGTCTAAAGACTTAGTAAAGCGTATACGACAAGAGTCAGACAAGGCCAAACGAAATGAAATAAAGCAATCATTACCAGCTATATGTTTTAGTGGGCAATTTACAAAAAGAAACGATAATAGCTTAACCAAACACTCAGGATTAATCTGTTTAGATTTTGATAATTTTCCATCAGAAAAATTAATGTTGGAAGAGAAAGAGATTATAACCAAAGACAGATACACCTTTTCGTGCTTTATATCTCCAAGTGGTTTAGGATTAAAAGTTCTGGTAAAAATACCTGCCCAACAAGACACTCATAAACAATATTTTAATTCTTTACAGCATCATTTTGGAAGCAAGTTTTTTGATGTGACGGTTAAAAATTTATCTCGAGTCTGTTACGAATCGTATGATCCCTTAATTTATATAAACTCTAATTCAAGCCTGTGGGATGAGATAATAGAGCAAGAATATAACGAGGTAAGCAGAACAGATCTTAATACTACTATACCCGTAACAGATGAAAATAAAATTGTAGAGATTCTGATAAAATGGTGGGAGAAAAAATATGGATTAATTAAGGGGGAGAGAAATAACAATGTTTATATTTTAGCCTCTGCTTTTAATGATTTTGGAATTAACAAAACCCTTGCTGAATATGTTATGAGTCAGTTTTCTTCTAAAGATTTTCCTATAGTAGAGGTTAAAAGAACCATCCAATCCGCTTATTCTCAAAGACAAAACTTCGGTACAAAATATTATGAAGATGAAGAGAAGCTTAATCAAATCAAAAGCAAATTACGAAACGGAGCAACAAAAAAAGAAATTAGATCTCAATTAGTAGAAGATAATCTTGAGGGTGCTGTAATAGATACCGTCATTAATAAGTTGGAAGAAGAAAATTCTAACAATGTTTTTTGGAGTAAAAATGATAAGGGTGTGATAAAAATTATCCACATACTTTTTAAAAACTTTTTAGAAGATAATGGTTTTTATAAATTTAATCCTCAAGGGAGTAAGAATTATGTTTTTGTGAGAGTAACTAATAATTTGATAGATCATACGTCAGAAAAAGAAATTAAAGATTTTATTCTAAGCTATCTATTAGAGATAGAAGACTATACTATATATAATTATTTTGCGGAAAAGACTCGTTATTTTAGGGAAGAGTTTCTTACTCTTTTGTCTTCTATCCAGGTTTATTTTATCGAAGATACCCCAGACACTTCTTACTTGTATTTCAATAATTGTGCAGTGCAGATTACTCATAATAAAACTGAAACCATAGACTACATAGATTTAGGAGGATATGTCTGGAAGGATCACGTAATAGATCGAACCTTTACATTATGTGATGTGGGAAACTGCGAGTATCAAACCTTTATATCAAATATTTGCGGTGCAGATAAGTCAAGAATTAACTCAATGCAAACCACTATTGGACATTTATTGCACGGGTGGAAAAACTTAGCTTATTGTCCCGCTATTATTCTAAACGATGAGGTAATTACAGACTACCCTGAGGGTGGTACAGGAAAAGGATTATTTATGAATGCCTTGAGTCATATGAAAAAATTAGTATTTATAGACGGCAAGTCTTTTAATTTTGAACGAACATTCGCATATCAAACTGTATCAGCAGACACACAAATATTGTGTTTTGATGATGTAAAAAAACATTTTGAATTTGAAAGATTGTTTAGTGTAATTACAGAAGGGTTAACTCTTGAAAAGAAAAACAAAGATGCTATAAAAATACCTTTTTCTAAATCTCCTAAGATAGCTATAACTACCAACTATGCAATTAGCGGAGAAGGAACAAGCTTTGAAAGAAGAAAGTGGGAGTTAGAGCTGGCTCAGTATTACACAAAAGATTTTACCCCGTTAGTAGAGTTTGGAAGGTTAATGTTTGGAGAATGGAATGATGATGAGTGGTGTCAATTTGATAATTATATGATTAAAAATTTACAAATGTATTTAGGTAAGGGATTATTAAAAAGTGAGTTTGTTAATTTGAGAATTAGAAAGCTGTCAGCTAAAACAGGTCACGATTTTATAGAATGGTGCGGTCTAATAGGGTCTACCCCTCATCAAGACAAACTTAAATATAACGAAAAGATTTATAAAAATGATTTGTATTTAGATTTTATCGAAGAGAATCCAGACAGAGGGCCAAGAGCCAAAATGACTATTAGTCGTACCAAGTTTTATAAATGGTTAACATCTTATGCTATTTATCAATACAACACTGCGCCAGAAGAAGGAAGGGATAATATAGGTAAATGGATTAAGCTTGTAAACAAACACTCTAAAGAGTATACGGGTAAGTTAAAATTATAATGGAAGACTACACAAAAGCACTTAACGACTTAGGATTGTCTCACAAAGAAATGCAGATCATCACCAACTATGGAAGGGTAATAAATGATAATTCACCATTTGTATATCGAGCCAAATCTAAGATAGACGGAGAGGGAATGTTTGCTCAAGAAGATATTAAAAAAGATGCCTTTTTAGGATTAGCCTCTACCACCATACCTGTCTTTGCTAAAACTTTCTTAGGAAGATATACAAATCACTCTTTTAATGCTAACATTAAATTCATACCTAATAAGGATTATGCCTTTTCTGTGTGGGCTATAAAAGACATTAAAAAAGATGAGGAGGTTTTAGTAGACTATACTAATCACGTCCCTTCTAAAAAAGAAAAAAAGATTGAGTTTTAATGTTAAAGCTAAGACCATACCAAGAGGAGGTGGTAAAAAGAGGAATAGAAATTCTTATTCCTTTTCGTTTCCTATATTTAGCCATGGAGGTAAGGACAGGAAAAACCCTCACTTCTTTAAAGCTTTTTACTTATATGTGGGCCAAACTACGTCAAGCCGCAAATAGAAAAAAAGTTTTATTTGTTACCAAAAAGAAAGCTATAACAAGCATTGAGACGGACTATGATGGCTCTGGGTGTATTTATGATATTATGATTACAAACTACGAGTCTCTACACAAAGTTCCTACTAAAGGATGGGATGGATTGATTTGTGATGAAGCTCATGGAATGGGTGCTTTTCCTAAACCGAGTAAAAGAGCCAAACAAGTGAAAGAAATAATTTCCGCATCCAAGCCTTACGTTGTTCTTCTTTCTGGCACGCCTACTCCTGAATCCTATAGCCAAATGTACCACCAAGTATATGCTATACCTAAAAATCCTTTTAGTTCACACAAAAACTTCTATTCGTTTAGTAAACGATATGTGAATGTAAGGCAAAAAAAGATTGGAGGGATGATGATTAATGACTACTCCAATGGCTCTGACTTGATTTTACATCACATGAAGCCATACCTTCTATCTTACACCCAAAAATTGGCAGGATTTGAATCTACTATAGATGAAGAAATTCTAACCATTCCTTTACACCACGACACCCTTAAGTTGATTAAAAGATTAAAAAAAGATTTAGTTATTCAAGGTAAAGAAGAAGTAATACTGGCTGACACAGCTGTAAAACTAATGATGAAGATACACCAGTTAAGTTCTGGTACTATAAAATTTGAAAGCGGTAATGGTATGGTAGTTGATCATACTAAAGCTTATTTTATAGCCGATAAATTTAAAGAAAGAAAAATTGCAATCTTTTATAAGTTTGTTAACGAACTCTGCGCAATTAAAGAAGTGTATAAAGACAACATAACGACTGACTTAGAGGAGTTTGATGCCACCGATAAATCCATAGCCTTGCAAATAGTGAGTGGAAGAGAGGGAATTAGTTTAAGAAATGCTGAGTGTATTGTTTATTATAATATTGATTTTAGTGCTACAAGCTATTGGCAGTCCCGAGATCGGATGACCACTAAGTCCCGAAGGTTTAATAAAATTTATTGGGTTTTTAGCGATCAAGGTATTGAGAGGCAAATATATAAAGCAGTCGTGAAGAAAAAAGATTATACTTTAGCTCATTTTAAAAGAGATTTATTAACTTTAAATTAAATAACATGATATTAAAAACTTATGATAAAAACTTCTTCTATTCCATGGAAATAGATAAAGGCAAATGGAGTGATAAGGACAATGATCAATTAGAAGATTGTATTTGTTTTGAATTAAATAATGTTGATAATTTAATACCTATACCTAAAGACATAAAAATACCTGACGAAACGACATTTATTATGAGTATTGAAGACGCTAAACATCTTAATGCTTTTTTAGAAGTCACCTTAAATAATTTGTAATGATAAAGAAATACAAAAAAAAATTAAGAGAACAAAGAGCAATAAGAAAAGCAAACGAAAACTTTTATTTAAGGAAACATTCAAAGATAAGCACCACAGGGTTAGGTGGTTACATGGGATGCCGAAATCAATATATGATTGCACATGGTAAAATTAAAATGCTTAATATGATAATTAAGGATTTATTAGCTTTGTAATATGACGGAGCAAAGGATACAGGCGAAAAGAATAAAAAAATTTGAAGAAGAAGGATACTATGTTATTAAGCTTATCAAAACAAATAAAAATGGTATTCCCGATCTTATTGCTATTCCGAAAGACTCCAGCGTTGTGTTTTCAGAAATCAAAAAACCTAACGGAAGGGTGTCTGCCTTACAACAATACAGATTAAAAGAATTAAACGACCATGGAATTGAAACAGAAATATATAGAGGCGAAGACTTATGATGTGGATGATTACTTCCTGGACGCACTGGAAGAATTTGAGCTACCCGTTAGTCTTAAGATAGCTCGATTTATTGAAGAGACCAATATAGAGGTAGAAAACAACAGCTTAGTTTCCCACATATTAGGAGGTTTAGTGGTGTATGCGGGCAAGCCGATAACCTTTGCGTTAGAAGTGGTAAAAATAGAATTAGAGGATATGACATTAACCGACATAACCTCCATTTCTATGGATGAATACTTAGATCTAATGAATTTAAATTTATATATAAAATTAAATGAATTTTGTAAAAATAAACAGGCTAAAAGGAATAGCCAACAATGTGTTTAGTGTTGATGTAAACTCTAAGAATAGACAAGCAGACACTATTGAAGCCAGAGCTACTTGTTATACTATAATGAGAAAAGAACTCCATATGGGTTTTGCAGAAATCGGAAAACATTTTTTAAAAAACCATGCAACTATTCTTCACGGAGTCAAAGAGTTTCCTTATATGGTAAAATTTAGACCTGCTTTAAAAGAGAAATATAAGGTATGCTTAAGCCTGTTCAAAACAAAAAACGATCTGCTTGATACCAGGGTAGATGTCGTTGATACCGTGTTAATAAAAAAATCTTTAAATAACTTGCATAAGTCAAATATTCTGCTATCTTTAGCTATAGAGCAATTACAACACGACCTGAATAAATTAAAAAAACTAACCTATAAATGCCAAGAGTAGCCAAGGAGGATGTAAATGCTATACGGCACATAACTTATGTGTCAGAAAGCATCCACCAACTTGGCGATAATATTTATGAGGATTTGATGGAGAGAGAAAACGAAGAAGCAAGGAAGAAGGCTCAAACCTTAATCCAAATTCTTGCAGACTTAATTCAATCACTTACCGATGAAATATAACACTCCCGATCTTCTTAGTGGAGACAAAAACAATATAGACGAAATCAGGCCTCGACTGTCAGGAAACAAAAGAAGGGCTTTTGAAAACTTAAACAAAAAAGAGCGAAGAATTTTAGTTATAGGAGACCTACACGCTCCTTTTGTGTTGCCTGGATATTTATTGCATTGTCAAGAAGTGTATGCTAATTTTAATTGTAATCAAGTAATTTATATTGGGGATATTTTGGATAACCACGCTTTCAGCTATCATGAGCCAGATCCAGACGGCCTATCTCCAGGGTCGGAGCTTAAGATGGCTAAAAAGTTTGTAAAAGACTGGTATAGCGCATTTCCTGTAGCTGACGTGCTGATTGGAAATCACGATAGAATGGCTTCCAGAAAGGCAATGACAGGAGGAGTACCATCAGCGTGGATAAAGTCCTACAATGACGTCTTAGGCACTCCTAAGTGGAGGTGGGCTGAAAACATAGTGTATGACAACGTGCTTTATGAACACGGAGAGGGAGGTCAGGCTCGATACAAGGCAAAGAACAATATGATGTCCAGTGTTTGCGGTCATATTCACACCGAGGCGTATGTTCAGTGGTTCGTGGGTAAGAAGTTCAGGGTGTTTGCAATGCAAGTAGGGTGTGGAGTAGACGCAAAATCATATGCAGCTGCTTACGCTAAAAACTTTAAAAAACAAAGTATATCCTGTGGTGTTGTATTAGGAGGTCACACTGCTATAAATTGTATGATGGAATTATGAAACCACCAGAAATAGTGCAAGAAATATTAAAACTAAAACTATCTAAACCTCAAACAAAAGAGGTTAGATTAAGAATACATAAACTTCAACAAAAACTTAAATGAATAAATCAATAGCACAGTCGTTAGGCAAGGCCGCACAAGAAGTAGCAAACAACTTCTCACACAAAAACCGAGAAGGTAATTACAAGGGTGAAACTTTTAAGGTACACGAAATAATTCCTACATCTGATCAAACAGCTGTAGTGTTTTTTAAAAAAAATACACGCAAATTAGGGATGGGTTTTTTCTATTATATAAACAGAGGGTACTCGAAAGGGTGGAAGTATTTTTTTCCTACTGACTCCCATGTGACAGGAATGATGACTACTCAGTTTTATAAATTAGAAGTGGAAAGAACAAACTATAAACAGAATTTTGATGTTAGCCATACTGGTTGATAAGCTGATTTATCTCTTTCATTTGTATTAGCTCGTCACATTTTTCATACTCTTCAGTAGAGATATAGTATTCTATTAAACAATCATAAGCATCACCCTCCATTACCTTTATAGGCTGATAAGGGTTAAAAATAACAGCTAAATCTTGTTCGTCTTCTAATACCTCTTCAAAAGACTTACGGCCTGTTATTAAGTAATAACTATCCTCCATTAATTTTCTTTCACTATCTACGTTTTCTACCATATATTCGTTTTAAATAGTTTTCTCTTAGTTTCTTTTTTCTTTTCTTTTCCTGTTCTTTTCTTTTCTCCATTAATTTATATTGTGGAGTGTTTTGTAGGCGGTCTTTCTGTTTCTTGTACCCTGGTATATATAATTTTTTTTCTCTCTCGGTTAGCTTTACTCCTCCTTTTTTCTCTGCTCTTTTTCTCATATACTCACTAAAGCCCATAATTAAAAGCATAGCGTCTCCAGGCCCGTCAGCACTTCCAAGCTGACTATAATTCTGCCAGATTTTTTTTAGTTGAGAAGCAGGGATTCCAATAGTTTGAACTAATTCTAAATAAAACTTATCCATGTTTCTTTCACGAGTTTCCTCTGTTTTAGCGTTTTGAGCGCGCTTGTATAGATCCATTAATTTAGCAGTGGATTCTAAAATAGGAAGGCTTTGAGGAACTGATCCATAGCTTTTATCCAATACAAGGTAGTCTACCACGCCCTCCAAAGCCTGCCCATAAATAAAGATAGCGTTAAAATTTCCAAGTATAGCCGCCCATTTAAGCTCTTCTTTATCTTCGTCTGTCATGGCTCTTAAAAGCCCTGGGAATCCTTGACTTACATACTGAAACAGCATTGGCATTATAAAGTGATAGGTAAATAAAGTTCTTAGGTTTTCAAATAATGTTCCTCTTCCAGCGTTTACATCCCAGGCTTTTAGTTTTCGGTATAGGTTTCGGGTTGCGACAACCTCTCTTCTAAAGTATTGTTTAGGCGTGGTTAAGAACATATTGAAGGCTCTCATGAAAGGATATCCTGTTTGATAATAATCTTTATCCTGCAAGTCGTATGACTGCTGGGTTTTTAAGGTGTCTTTTTCAAAGCTAATAATTGCTTTCTGCACAGCATCTTCTTCGCTTAGCCCTGCCTTTTTAAATTTACTTTTATAATAAAGGTAGTTAGGTATACCTCCTATTAAAATTGCAGCCCTATCCCCAACCATTGTAGTAAGCATTAAAAACTTTATAATATTCTCTATACCCACCTCCCGTACCGTCAGTGGTATCATGTTAATCATCTTCTGCTCTGCATAGTTCTCTACGTTTTTTTGAATAGGCGTAGATTTAACGTAAACTCTTTTACCATTAACATTTATTGTGTACCCGTATCTATCTTGAAGCACAATTGAGTTTTCCATAATCTCCCTGTGTGTTTTGAAAAGTTTGGTTAAAGAGATAGCGGCATATTTTATCCAATTAAGATACCCTATATCATTACCATAAGTAAGGAAGGAGGTCATCTGTTTAGCTACCAAAGTAAGGTTAGCCCCCAGACGCGACAACAAGAACATTGTATTGAACTTGTTGATCATTTTTACGTTGACATCCCCCAACTCACTCCCTTTGTTGGCTATTTTCTTTATAGCATTATTAATATAGTCGTTTATATTCTCTCCGTGGAGTTCTGCAATCGCCCCTTTCATAGCCTTATCACTAAACACTTTATGTATATCCCTAATGGTTTCTGCGTAGGCTGCAAAATATTCCATATCACGCATATAGTTAACCATCGCGTTATCACCGTCTGCAAAATATATTCCTTTATCAGAGGCTAATCTTGCTTTGGTAGATTCAGGAGCAATAGGGTTGTACGCACCATTTTTATCTACAGGCAACACAGTTATTGGCTCTGCATCTTCAGGAGCTTCTCTAAATAATCTTCCTGCATAATACTGGTTTTGAGGCATAGCTGTTCTATATATATTTTTATATACATCGTTATAGCGAGAATATACAGACGGAAAGTAAACATCTACTTGCCAGTCTGCCCATTCTTTCACTTTATCATCCAAAGCTTCTTCTATTTTACTTAAGACATTGGCTGCATCTCCTTGAACCACTTGTTGGGTTCTCTTAAACTCTCCATTGGAATCTACTATTAAATTACCTTTGGAGTCAAACTCATATAAAAGCATAGTTTTTAAGCCACGGTCTGGGGAAAAAGTATTATCTAAAGTTTTACTCGCATCACCATCCACTCCATTTAAATACCTAAGTGCTGGGTCTTTGAATTGATTGTATATATAATACATTGAATTTTGACTTAAGTCCAGCTGGTTTCTTATAATTTGTTTATCTATTTGAAGAATCAAATCCTTTTTAGTTCGCTCACTTGCGTTGCTCTTTTTAATTTTTTCCTTTTGTTCTACTAAAATATCATGAGATTTTTGGCTAAAATAAATATCTAAAGGGTTTATGACGCTATTTTTTCTCACAGCTTTGCGCCATTTTTTACCATATATCTCTTCATATTTTGCATAGAATATTCCTTGCTGTAATCTTCTTTGTTTTTTAAACTCACGGGTAGATGCGCGAACACCATCTGCTACAAATTCCATAAGAGGGCCTTCAAATAATTTACCAGTAGATCTTAATACTCTATCCATTAAATTTGATAAATCCTCCGCAGTGGCAATCATGTTGTGGTCTAAAAATCTCAACATACTTTTAACTGTCATGGCGATATTCCTCTTCACCCTGCTTACAGCTCCTTTAACTGGTGCGCTTTGGTTTTCTACCTTTAATCTATCCAGAGCCTCGGCTCTTGCATCACCCCAAGCAGTAGTCCTTTTCTTTTCTACCGCATCTCTTAACTTATTAAACTCTGCAATGGTTAACTCCTCACCCTTACTTTGTTTATCTACAATTCTTCCAAGCTCTGTGTTATTTCCTTTTTCCTGTTTCATCACCTCCTCATAAGCCTCCTCACGCGTTAAGTCTTTCCAGTTAATAGTTAGCCCTGTAACTTCTTTAAATGCCATAGCAAAGTTTTTACGATAGCGGAGTCGTGCTGTTTCTAATTGTGTTTGAAACTCAGTTCGTCCTTGAACCTCTAACTCATTTAAAATAGTTAAAGCCTCTATTAATTCTTGGGTTTTGTTAGGGTTGTCGTTCTCCGACATAAAAGCATTATTGACAATTAAAGCAACCGCAATGTCATCCAGCTGTTGCATTTCTTGGTCAGTCATAACATCCGATTTAGCTTCTAATTCTTCTTTTATTTTATAAAGCTCATTTATTCTTTTTTTGATAGCTTTGAATCCAGACTCTGGATCCACTATCATCGCGCTAATGTCTTTAATTCTTTGTCTTACGTCTTCACTTATTATCTTTCCTTTATATCTTCCCGATTCAATTTTTCTTGTCTTTCTGTTAAGAATATTAAAAATGGAAGTCATATAGCTTTTATTAGCTTTTCTGGTTACCAAGTCTAATACTTCTTTTACTACTGCAGGAACTTCTTCTTTGGTTTTAATAGCATTAACTTTATCTATTAAACTTATTACTTCTCCTTTCCCGTACAAATCTCGAGGTAAAACCGATCTCATAAAGTTTCTTAAAAACTTTTGTGCTTGTCTTATTTCTAATTGAGCAAACGCTTTACCTTTGATGAGTCGAGTTAACTCTCTGACTTGAGGCGCACTATAGTTATTAGGAGTTGGATTTAAAGCCAGCATTACATCACGCTCAATAAGAAGAGCTAAGGAAGTATTATTCCCTGCGCTTTTATACCCTGGCAGGGTTCTTGCATACTCCACCACTTCATTCATTATTTGAGTGTCATCTTTCACTTCTCTTAACTTAAGATACCACGTGGATTCTGCCTTTCCTTTAGCCGCTTTCTTTTCTAACTTCTCATTGTAATTTTTATTCTTCCTGTTAGTGTCAGTGAGCTGAATATATTTACTACTAATCTTCATCATTAATGTCAATCCAGCCTTTATCCCTCCTGGAAGATTAGCAAAACTCTTAGGAAGGCTTTCAAATATTCCTTGTGTAGCTATTTTAAGAGCTTCATTAATTTCTGTTGTACTATAATTTCTTCTTTTTAAATATCTTTTTATAGTGTCGTTAGTAAAACCATTATCAATAGCTATCTTAACTATTTCAAGTATATTGTTTCCTGCATTAATCAAATTCTCTCCATCTGATCCGTCTGCGATTCTATTTGATCTTCTGTTCCAACCCTGTTCTACTTCCATAGGATTAACGAATGATCCTCCAAGAGTTTCAAAACGGTATCCATTCAACTGACCTGTAACTTCATCATAAGAAGCCACTACTAATAGGTTTACTTCAGCAGCCTTTTTTTCTAACTGCTGTAAGTTAAAGTTTAGGCTGTCTATAAATCCATTTCCATTCATTTGATATTCTTCCCCCAGCTCCAATCTTCTTCTTGCTAAACTTTTTTTAGCTTGCTTGTTTTTCGCTTGCTCGTTAGCCAGTTGTTTAGCCTCCCATTTAGCTAAATACTCGTTATACAACCTGTTAGACCTTCTACTCCAGTTTCCAGATGTAGGTCCAGTTTTCTTAGGCTTTTTTGTAGAATCTTCTTCTGGAGTCTCAACCTTTTCTTTTACTTCGCTCTTTGTTTTTTTAGGCTTTCTTTTAGGCTTAGTGTCAGCCTTTTCTTCTTTTACTATTTTCTTTAAAACCTTTACGTCTTTTGCTTCTGCCTCTACTCCTGCTCCTATTTTTGTTCCTATAGTTTGTAAGAATTGAATTATCTCATTATCTGTAGCGGTCATAACATTAAAACCTAACCTATCTAAAGCGGCTTTAACTTTGTTTGGAAGAGCGTCTATTAGCTTATCTAATAGTCTTCTTACTTTGGTTTTATTAGCTGGACTAAAGTTGTTAAAGTTTGTGGCTATTATTCTAACAACCTCTGCAAAACGCTCTTCATCGGTAGAAGCATCTTCTTCTGTGTTTTCCTCATACTTTCCTTCAGCAATAAAAGCTTCTATCTTAGCTTTATCTACTTTAGAAAGGTTTCCTGATTTATATACTGCATCTATTAATCTACGAGCAACTTTCCTTGCCATCGCTGAGTTAGCCCCAGCTTTTCTTAAGGTTTCTACAAGAACAGCGTGACCTATTTCATGAGCTATCACACCTGTTCTTCCCAGTTTAGCTGCCACTGATACGTTAATTCTTATTTTACGAGACCCTGGATCATATGAACCTGGCTCACTATATCCTTTTGGATTACCAGCTGCTTTGTTATATACATCATTATCGTCATATAAAGTGATAGACACTCCAGGGAGAAGACTCCTTATAAACTTAGCTCCTCTTTTAGCTCGAGTGTATATAGTGTTTTTTTCTTTACGATTCTTAGTGTCGTCTATGGTCTTACCCTTAGTGTTTCTAAATAGATTATCACCAACCTCTTCTTCTGTTTGATTGGTATCACCCAGAGCTTGTTCTAAATCTGCGTCTTCTTGCGCTTCTCTATCTAAATCTATTTCCTCCTGGGTCTTCGCCCTGTCTTCAGTCTCGGCTTCGGCCTCGCTCTCTTGGGAAGGTTCTTGCTGGGATACGCCTTCTCCCACCTGGCCGCTATCTTCGGTAGATTCTTGTGCATCCAACGTCTCTGTGCTTCGCTTATAAATG